TGTTGGTGTTTCTTAGGTCTTGGTTATAATCTATCTGCTGATATATCCTAGTGAGGTTAAACAAAGAGTTCTTAGCCTCATCCCTAAACGCATGCTCCACTGTTCTTGGAAACTGCCTGTAAAATTCGTTAAGACCATCCTGGTCGTTCTTTAATCCCTCTACCTCGTTCTCCCAATAATCAATAACACCCATCCGTATTTCATTACCAAAGGTATCGTAAACCTTTTTTTCTGGTGTGTCAAACACAGGGTATCCATACTCGTCTATATATCCCTCGTAGTTCCACTCCATTGGTATAAACAGGCTATACAACCCAGATGCTGTCTGCCCGTTGGCGTTTCTTTTGGTTACATCAGAGTCCTCATATAACTTCTTGAAGTTCTCACCTCCCTTGTCTAGAGAGTTTGATGTACTCCCCATCATGCACTTACCAATCACTCTACTACCTAACCTTAGACATGTCTTAGTAACCCTCCAGTTGTTAAGTATGTTTGTGGGTTTCTCCCACTTACCACTCTCATCGTGTACTAATAACGATAGTTTTTCACCATCGTATGAGTTGTCCCCTGTGTTCTTCCAGTCTATGGTTGTATCAAGACCTGTAATGTCTTCAACTTGAGTATTTGTGTCTAGCTTCTTTCTAGTAAACTTAGATGCTGGTACACGGTACGCAAGCTCTGTCTTAGGTCTATCCATACCATCCTGTATGGGTTTGAAGAAGAACGGGTAGTTTACCGATATTGGAACCACCTTGTCTGTGAACATCTTCTTAGCATCGGGTCCTGTCTTAGACAGTATACCAAACCTTGAGTCACTAGATAGTGTTGCTAAGTTTACAGTTTCTGCTGATGACATAAAAGAAAAACCAGAGCGTCTATTCTTTAAGTAGCACATCCCGTAGCTTCTGTGGTCAGCCTTACAAGCCTCCCAAAATATAAAGAACAATCTATTAGACTCTCTAAAGTCTGGTTTACCAACATCTATCTTAGACCACTGTAGGTAGTTGTAGTGAGAACCTGTTATGTATGTTGGCTTTTTGTTGTTTATAAACCAAAAACCATCTTCTCTTCTAGTAAACTCCGTGTCTATGTAGTCAAACCATTTATTCTTAAACTCATCTGGAGCCTCGTTCCAATCAAAAACACTTTTAAACCTAGATAACTCTTTTGGGTATTCAGTGTACTGCCATTTATTATCTTCAAACTTAACCACATCAAACTCTGTTGGTAAAGCTATCTTTAGGTTTTGTATCTCGTATATCTCACCAATCTGACCGTTCTTACTTATGACTACAATGTCGTGTGCTTCGTTGTACCCATACTTCCATTTCTTACCCTTGTTCATTCTTTTCAGAACATGTGGCTTTATATGGTCATCTATTATATTTACTAATGTCTGCTCGTACATTACTTCTTAGACCTGTTCTCAGCAAAACCAGAGAATACCTTTTTTGGTGCCTCAACTTTTTCTACGTTGTTGAGCATATTCTCCTCCTCGTTAATCCTGTTTAATATTTCAAACGCATCAAATATCGCAAGCTTTTTAGTGGCCGCTGCGTTCTTCAATCTATCTGCTGATACATCATCCTCACCACCAGTAACTATCGGCTCCCTAGCCACCTTAATTAGCTCCTCAACCGCTGCTCGTCCAGCTTGGATTATATTTAGTTTCGCTTCCTTCGTTTCCATAGGTCAAAACAATATTTTTAGATTTCATACAATATAATAGTTCACCATCCACAACAAACTCAAACTCTGACTCTGGGGTAAACCCTACAACCATGCCTGGATGTACATCGTTCTCTTCAAGAATTTTGTTGCCATACCTAAGTATTCCTGTAAGTGGTTTTTCTTTTTGAGATGACCACTCATCGTCATTAACAACGGGTTGTACAAAACAATAATCAAGGTGTGATTCGTTGTCCCCATAAAGATATATCTGCTCTGGTGAGCAAGCGTACATATCTTCTTTTATATGACTACGACTGTTCTTTTCATTACCCCTTATGTCGTAAAACCTTCTAAACACATTATGGTGGACAATAACCTTGTCACCAACCTTGATGTCTGTTACAATGGATAGTGGCGTGGCTATTACCTCTGCCTCGTTACTAACGCTTTTGTAGCTTTCAATCTTTGTGTTAGTTACAAACTTAACTCCACCAATATCTTTGGTATTGTTATACCTACCAGATATAGGCTTAACAATAAAATCGTACACACTCCTCATGGGTGTTAGTATTTTAGGTCGTACTCCACAGATATACCCATGTTCTTATTGAAGTCCTTCCAGGGCATCACCTCATCGTTCTTGGTTATGTATATCCTGTACACATTCTCCTTCTCGATGTCTTCTATGTTTGATACACAGTGGCCACCATAAACTTCTTGACCCACAGCGTAGTGCATAGCGTTTTCCTTGTACTCCTTACCTATAGTTATCTTCCTTATTATAGACACAGCTACTCAGTTTCAACTTTAGTATACGAGCCATCGGATAGGTCTATGTTAATAGCCCCGTACTTATCTTCAAGTTCTTTCTTGGTGGCGTTAGACTCCCCTAACGCTTCAATATACATCTTCAAAAGACCATCCTTTTCGGTCTCTATAAAACCTATTCTTTTAAGTAGATTATTTAACTCTACCTGTTGCTCAACAATCTTGTCAAGCTCTTCTTTTTCTATTTTCATTTAATTTAATTTAATTTAATTTTAGTGTGGTACCCAAGGCGTTCCTGTAAAGTTATTGAGTGTTAAGTCATTTCCATTACCTGAAGAATCACTTGCTGTAGTACCTGTTGTTTCGTTAAATTTCCAATAAGCTAATGGTGAAGGTAAAACTAATGATGAATCAGTGCCTGCACCCCCGTTATATAGCGAAACAACATCGGAAGGGGTTGCAGCGTATCCAGACTTAACTATAAACTCATCCATCACCCCTCTATATTTAGTAGCTGAAAAACTAGCACGAGTGCCAATGTATCGAATTTGAGCATTTTTAGAATTAACATTGCTTGTGATTTTTGTTTGCTTTACACCATCAACATACATTTCAATGACATTACTGCTATCTCTTGTTACAACGTAGTGATGCCAACTTCCCGTATGCCCTGCTGTATCATAACCATAACTCCAAGCGTTTTGATTAGTGTTTCCATCTAATCTAAAATAAGTGGCATTTGGATAAAAGAACCAAAAATCTCTTGCGTTGGTATTTTCAAAAATCCACATTTGCCCACTGCTTAATCCAAATTCAGGTTTTAACCAAACGGAAATTGTAAACTCTGTGCTAAATGCGGCAATTTCTAAGTTCGCTGGTAAATCGCAGTAGTCATCCACACCATCATATGAAAGTGCATTTTCAAAATTTTTATTTAGTAGGTAATCCCCTGTAAAGTTAGTTAATGTCATATCCGCACTACCGACAGAACCGCTTTGCGCTATAGTTGTTGCACCATTTGCCTCATTAAACTTATACCAGTAAAGAGGTTGACTTCCAAATATGTTTGTTACGTTTCCACCCCTTCCACTGTTGTATATTGCCTGTGCTTCAGCAAGCGTAGTAACCCTTTCGTCAAAGACTATATCATCCATACCTATTTCAGAGTGAATACTATTAGTGCTACCCCTGTAGAAAAAAGAACCAAAGTTATCAAGACCGTCAAATTGAAAAGCAGAACTAGAGCGTGTTTGTAGTACACCGTCATATACAAGGTAAAGTTCACCGTCAACAGTATCTGGCACTTTTGATAAAACTGCTTTCGCTTCTTGTCCGTCTACTGTAAAAGTAATTTCGTCACCCACCCTATAACCAGAGCCTGCAACCTCTACAATAAGTCTATCTATATTACCAAAGCCTCCCGTAACAACCGCTTTTAATCTTAATCCTGTACCTCCAGGTGGATAAACTGATGGAAAAATTGAGCCATACGTTCCATCAGCGGCACCTGTTGGTTGCTGTGTTATGTCCTCAGTTAATGAGTTGTTATTATAAAAGTAATAAAAATGATGCCAATCGTTGTCTGTTATATTTAAGTTCCATTCAACTCGTCTAGAATTTCCGTCTCCGTCAGACGCAAACCTAATGTATGGAGAGGTGTTTCTATGAAATATATATGTGCTAGAGTTGGTATTACTTGATGCTGTTACATTAGTTTTAGATGTGTCAGCACTAATTGGTCTTTTAGCCCAATAAGCGACAACCATATTAGAAAATCTATTTGTACTACTCCACGGAGTGCTTATTGTACCTGTTTCAGTTGTATTACCCAAACTTGGTTGAATGTAATTACCAAAGTCATACA